CTGCGGGCGGGGCGACGAACTGCTGCGGCTGGGCCGCCTGCGGGACTCCTGGCGCTTGTGCGCGGCCTTCCTCCTGCTTGGCCTGCTCGTAAGCCTGCACCACAGTTTCGAAGTCCCGCGTGCCACGCTTGGCACGGTTCTGGACAATCCAGGCAGCGTACTCGTCAGCCGTAGCCATTTCAGCGGCCTCCGCGAATGATCAGATCGGCCTGTGAGCGAATGTCTGTCGTGGCTGGCGGGACACCCGGCATGGCGCCTCCTATAGAGGTTGGAGCGCCGACACGCGGGATGGCCGGCGCAACCTGTCCAGGCCGCACGGGAGCGCCAGGAATGGCCGCTGCGGGTTGCGTAGGAGCACCACCGGCGCCCGCTGCGTAGCGGTTGTTGATCTCCTGCGCAATGCGGGTTGACATATCCACCCACGTTTCGCCAGCCTTGGCCGCGAAGTCGCCAGCAGGGAATACCGACGACGCACGGCCCAGCGAGCCGCGATTGTTGGCCAGCCAGTCCACGCGGGCGTTTTCAGTGGCCGCCGTGATGTCCTGCAGTTTGGCCATGCCGCGCAGGAATGAAGACATCGTATTGGCATCTGCAGTGGCCGCAGGGAATCCCTCCAGCACCAGCGCAATGTCCTTGTCTGTGGCCGGCCCAGGCGGGAGCGACTGCACCGCTGCGCTGTTGCGCAGACGCGTGAACTCCTGCCGCAGCTGGGTCACGTAGTCCTGATTGCCTGTTGCGCCTCGGAACCATTCATTGGCGCGGGACAACACGCCAAAGCCACCACCGGCCTCCTGCAACCGTGTTGCCAGCGAGTTGAACTGCGCCGCCTGCTGCTTGGCCGTCCCTGCCGCCACCGCCGCCGTATTGATGTCCTTCTTGGCCTGCTCTGGTAGGCTGGTGGCAATCTCACCGATCCTGGCCAGCGTTAGTTGAACGTCAGCGGCGGTTTTCTGCCGATCAAGGCCGAGACGCGCAGAATCCACGTTGATGCGGTTCTGTGCAGCCTTGATGTTCCAGTTCTTTTCGTTCAGGCCTGCCTGGTTCAGCGCCTCTGCAAACCTGGCATCAGTCGCCGCCTTGATGGCATCGCTCTGGGCCTTGGTGAGCCCAGCCTGCGCCAGCGCGGGAGCATACTGCGCATCGACACCGGCCTTGATGGCAGCTGCTACGGCTGCGTCGGCATCAGCCGTTGCCTTTGTCAGCCCTGGCCCAAACAGAGCCGCCTCGCGCTTCTGTGTCTGCACCTTGCCAACAGACTCGACTACCTTGTCGCCACCAGGCAGCGCCGCAAGCATCACACCAATGGTGGTTTGCGCCGACTTAGGGTCGACCTCTGCAAGCCGAGCCCATGTGTCATAGGCCTGTGCCTGATCGGCGCGGCCTGAATTGCGCTCGGCTTCTGCGCGTTGCTTTAGCAGCGTGATGCCGAGGTCCGCTGCACCAGTCTGGAATGCTGACAGCACCTGGCCGCCAAACTGCAGGCCACTCTCCTGCTGCGACTTGTTGAGCGTTTCCCAGTTCGCACGCAGGCTTGCTGCCTCCTTCTCAGGAAGCAGCATGGCCACATCGGTGAAGTCTCGCGCCGTCGGGTTCGTTTTTGCCATCAGGCCAGTCATCGCTTGGCTGACCTGCTGCTGGCGTGCCATGGCCGCCTGTTGCGCTGCCAGTTCACTCTGCTGCTTCTGGCGCCGCGCCTCAACGTCCTGCATCGTGGCGCCCAACTTGAGCCCCTGCATCAGGCCACCAAGTGGGCCACCATGCTGCCCAAAGGCGCTGGTGTAGTCGAAGGGTGCAACCATAATGATTCCTTAGCCCGGAAAGCCGACGCCGCCCTCGATCATGCCGCTCGGGATTCCACCCGTGGCCGGTGCAGCAGCCGATGTTCCACCGAACAGATTGCCGAACATGTTGCGGCCGGTGGCCATCTGGTAGCCAGCCAACTGCCCCGGCAACTGCGCAAACTGCACGAACGGTGCAGCACGCCCCAGCGCACCGCCGGCCTGGGCTGCGCCTTGCTGGCCCAGCAGATTGGACACGTTTGCGCCCATTGTGCCGGCCGCCGACGCCTGATTGGCCGCTGATGCCTGGCCGCCACGGTAGAGTTGCTCGGTCACACCCAGCCCGGTGCCGGCAAAACCGCCGAGGCGACCATATTGCTGCTCGATGGCCTGCTGCAGCATCTGCGGCCGGAACTGAGCCAGAGCCGCCTGGATGTTGCCGCCACGCAGGCCGCCCGTGGCCGATGCGCGCTGCAGCATCGCCTCTTCGCCCTGCCGAATCTGGGCCTGGAGAAACGGACTCTGCTCGATCTGTGCAATGGCCGCCTGCTGTGCCTCTGGGCCGCGCAAGCCCGCCAGGGCCTGCTGCTGCTCGAATGCCTGAGCGCCGGCCTCTTGGAAGGGCTGGAAGCCGCTGATGGCCTGCTGCCCGGCGCCCACATAGGGCGACAATAGCTTCTGGATCTCGTCGAACTGCCGCCGCTGCTCTTCGATGCCCATCTCGGCGGCACGCTCCTGTGCGCCTGCCGCTTTGCCAGCGGCGCGAGATTGCATGGCGCCGCCAAGGAGCTGAGAACCTGCCGCAATCAGGCCGGTGACTGGATCAGGCATCGCTGCCTCCTTTGTTGAACTCGGTCAGGTATGCGTCAAGCTTCTCGCCGTACATGCCCAACACCTTGTGAGCCACTGACGCAGCAGCCGCTGGGCCGTGGCTCAGGCGCACAGCGGCCAGCACCAGCTCGTAGTACCCGGCTCGCCAGACGTAGGACTGAGCCGATGCGCCGCCCTCGCGCTCCACGCGGTCAGAGGCTTGCCACTTCAGCACCATCGAGCCCAGCAGCGTCGACAACTCGGCCGCGTGCTGCGAGAAAAAAGAGTTCTGGGGCATGGCCACCAGCGTGTTCCAGATCAAGGCGTCGAGCACCTCGCGCTTAACAGGATCGCCATCAGCGTAGTCGTCGAACGCCTGGATGGACTCCCATAGCATCAGCAACCACTCAGCGGCTGCCGCTGGCAGCATGAGCGAGTCGAAGTGCGTGCGCAGGCTATAGGTCATGGCGTCCTCAGAGGCCGCCGGTAGCCATGAACTCGGCACGCGCATTCTATGCCTTCCCGCTCATGGGTCAATCTTCCTCTTCTTCGCGCTCTTCCCAAGCCTGGCAGGCGCGCAGGTCGTGGCAGACGAATTCGAGCTTCTCGCAGTAACCACGGAAGCCCGCGCCGACGTCCCAATCATTCCAGGGGATGCGGTCCATCTTGAGCTGCGCGTCCTCGCTGTTGTCGTAGTACTCGCAGTTCGAGCACCGCCTGCGCCGCGCCTCGGCCTCGTTGACGTGCATGGCCTTGCCAAGCGCCACCCAGTAGACCTTGTTCGCGCCGCGCTCGTTGCTGGGCTTTTCAGGCCCGAGCATCCAGTCGCGGATGGCGATGCGCGTGTTTTCGCGGTTCTCGCTGGTGGTGATGAACGGCTCCTCGTCGGGGATGCCGCCGAAGATCATCATCTTGGGTGCCTTGGCGTAGTCCATCAGGTGATCTCCCTGCCGCTGACGCGCAACGTCAGCGCCGTGGCGTTGCTTGCGATGGTGCTGATGAAACTGCCGCTCTCCAGCGCCTGGCCCACCAGTTCCTGGCACAAATAGGTCTCACCCGGCACCACGGTGCGGTCGTCGATGACGAGGTTTGCATTGCCGGCCGATCCGCCCGAGGTGACGAGGTTCACGCTGAACGTGCGGTTCACCGTGTCCGTGTTCGTCACCGTGGCTTTGTCGATGATGGCCTTCACGGAAGTTGCGGTGTACTGCGTGGTTTGCGTGGCCTCCATCTGCTTGGGAGGAACGAGGACTTTGACGGTGACGGTCATTGGAACCCCTGGATGTTGTTGGACACGGTGACGATGATAGATGGGATGCCGGGATGCGGAGCAGCGGCGGGCACAGCCAGCAGTTCCACCGACAGGTCGCTCACCGAAAACATGATCTCGACGTAATCGCCGGCCTTGAGGCTGAAAAAGTAGTTCAGGGCCGAGAAAATCTCGGCGTTGTTGCCCTGTATTCTGATCTGACTGGCAGAGTCAGTGACGTCCACACCATTCTTGCGAAACCAGATGTAGAACTCGGCAGTTCCGCCACTCGTCTTGTCAAGTTGGATGGACAGTTGCAGGTTGTAAATGCCGTCCGTATCCACGTTGATGCGCGACTGCGGGGAACCGCTCAGGAACACGCCGGATGACAGGTCCGTGGTGTTCAGCGTTACCTCGGTGGCCGTGTTGATCACCAGCGCCGTTTGCGTGGCAGTGCTGTAAAACGAGCCATACCGAGAGCGCTTGAACTCACGCTCGGGCGGCGCCGTGGCCAGCAACTCAACCAGTCCGCTCAACTGCGATATAGCATCCAGCGCCTGCTGCGCCTTGGTGTCAGCCTGGAACGCCACATCCTGCGCCAGCGTGGCCACAGCATCGAGAGCCTCAATGGCTTTCTGGTTGGCGGAGCTTGAATTGACCGATGCCTCTTGTTCAACCTGTGCGATCAGGTTGAGTGCTTCTATAGCCTTCTGATCCGCCGTCGTGCTCTGAATGGCCGCATCCTGCGCCAGCGTGGCCACAGCATCGAGAGCCTCAACGGCCTTCTGATCTGCATTGCCGGCCGTGATCGCGATGTCATTCAGCGTCGTTGGCCGCAGTTCGTCTACCAGAGCAAACAGCCGCTCAAACTGCCTGATCTGCTCATGATCCTGCAGAAACGACGCGAGTTGGTCCCGCGTGAGGTTCAGGCGTGACGAGGTGGCCATGTCAGTACATCGTCGGCTCTAGCCGCGCCTCAAGGCGGATGAACGACAGATGCGCGTCAGAGTCGCCACGGAACCGCTGCATGCGGAAGTTGCGCATCGCGCCCTGTCGGAACCAGACCAGGCGCTTGGTGGTGGCGCCCGTGGTGCCCACCGTGATGAACTTGTCCTGGCTCCAGGCTTGCCCGTCGAGGCTGTACGAGGTGCTGATCTGCGGGTTGACGCCGACCGCCACGCGGCCCGTGAGAGAGACGAGTTCGATGTCGTGGAAGATTACGCTCTTCGACTCGTTGTAGACGATGGCTGTCCCGAACTCCCAGCGCACCGTCTGGCCCCAGTGCTGGCCGGTCAGGCCCGTCAAGTAGCCAATGGCGCTTGACTGCGGGTCGCCCACCAGCCATCGGTTGTAGGCCCAGACCAGATTGCGCGCACGGTACTGTGCAAAGCCCACCGTAGTGGTGGTCAGCGTGAACCAGATGAACTGCTTGACGGCCTCGCTGGCTGACGCATCGAAGACCAGCGTGCGGTCCGGCAGATGCACATACAGGTGCTGGTGCGCCTTGTCGTTGCGGGCCTCAAGCTTGACCTGCGCCAGTTGCGCGTCGGTGTAGGTCGCCAGGATGCGGTCGACCTCATCGGTGCTGATCTTGGTGGCCGTGGCGTTGGAGCCCAGGTAGATGCCAGGCTCCTCGTTGCGGCCACTACCGAGGAACGCGATCTGCTCCTGGAAGACGCAGCACGCAAAGGTGCCAATGGCGCCCTTCTGAATCTGAGCGCCGTCAATGCGCTGGAACGGGAACAGGTCGCCGCCCACGTTGTCGAACACCTCAATGGTGTGCGTGTTGATCGCGTAGACCTCGTTGCGCAGCTTGACCAGCGCCACCACAGGGTCGGGGTCGGCCTCGCTGGAGCCATACTTCAGCGGGTTCACGGCAAACGGGTTCGACAACTCCGTGACCACCAGGAACTCGCCGTCAGTGGTCATCCAGTAGCCATCGACCCAGCACATATCGACCACCGTGCCGAGATCGGGATCCACGTTCTGCGCCAGCACGCTTGTGGTCGGATTCCAGAACCAGAGATTCCCAGCGGACGCGATGCCCAGCAGATCGAAGCTGTAGTCCAGCGTCACCAACTGGCCGTCGGTGCCCACATCACCCAGGATGGTCACAACACCATTGCTTGCTACTGTCACTAACTTGCTGCCCATCACGCGGTAGACGATGCCATTCCACTCAATGCCGCCACGGTCGATGCCCGGCCCGGTGCCGTTGGCCACGATGCCATCACCAGGCCGCAGGAAGGAATCGCTGATGCCAGACGGCACGGGCGTCGGCACCATGTTCACCGGGTACGAGGTCCGAATGTCCGGCCCGTTGTCGGTGTAGATGCCGCTCAGGATGGGGATTTGCATGTCAGCAGTTCCAGGCCTTCAGCGCCAGCGCCTTGCGGGTAGGCTTGCCCTTCTCGTCCTTCATCGGCCCAGGCATGCCACCCATGCGAGCGCAGAACGACTTGCGCCGCGCCGCGTCTTTCTCGTTCTTGGGGTTGGGTGCCGGCGGCTTCAGATTCATGCCCTGCGCCTTCGCAGACGCCCGCCCCTTGGCGTTCAAGCCACCCTTGGGGTTCTGGCCCTCCTTGCGGGTCCAGGCGGGCGACTTGGCCATATCAACGCAGGCCCCGGCCAGAGATGATGTGGATAGACCCGCCACCAGCCGGCGCGATGTACGCCACCGTGCGCTCGGTCTTGCCCTTGCTGAGGCTGACCTGCGCGCTAGGCGGCAGCGGGAAATCGGCCGTGGTGGCCGTCTGCGTGCCCTCGCCCACGCGCACGTAGGTCAGCACGGTGGTGCTCAGGTTCGTGATGACCACGCCCTCGTCGGCCGTCGTAAGTGTGCTGGATGCAGAGGCCACGCCAGGCGAGACGACAAGGCCCGTGCCGTAGGCTGGGCAGAAACTTTCAATGGTGGACGACATGATGATCCTCAGTAGGTCAGGCGATGCGATACCAGGAGTTCGTGGCCTGGTAGAACCTCATGCGGAAGAAATCCTCTGCCGCCAGCGTGGTGGGGTCACCGAACCCAGCCGCCGCGCCGTTGAGCGCCAGCGTGAACGCTGTGATTTGCTGCGTGGTGGTGATGAGAACCTCGGTGCCATCGGGCGTCAGGGTGTTCAGCGGCAGGGTCACGGTGCCGGTGGCCAGCGTGCCAGCAGGCTGGATGACGGCCCACTGCGCCTGCGCTACAGGCGTGGGCAGCGCGATGTTGAACCCGGTGCCCGGCGTGTAGAGGTTCGTTGCCACCGTGGGCGCGGCGAACTGCTGCTGGAAGTAGGCCAGCAGCGCCGACATCGGCAAGCGGCGAGCGTCGCCCGTGTTCGGTGCGTAGACCGCCAGTTGGTCACCGGGTGATGCCTGCGACAGCAGCGGCAGTTGATAGATGAGTGCCATGTGTGCCTCGTTGCGCGATGCGCGTCAGTTGAGTTCGAGCGGGCCGTCAGGGCCGACTTGCACCGGATCGACGGGCGGCCGAACGAACGGATTGTCGTACACGCGCCAGGGCTTGTTGCCAGCACCCGACGGCATCGTGCTGGGCATCTGCTGTTCCAGCGGGAACGTGGCGCGCTGCAGCAGCGTGTCATAGCCCTGCTTGGCGGTGGCCATCGTCATCGGCATGACCTGCTTGCCATAGCTCGGCGCTAGGCGGATGCCCAGACTGCAGATGATCGCCTCGTAGGCCGAATCTGGCACAAAGGTCTCCTCGTCAATGCTGCCGTCCTGCGGGCTCGACGGGATCGGGTAGCCGAGGCGGATGCCCTTGCCGTTCCAGTCGGCAATCATGGCGTCCAGGCGGCGACGAGCAGACTCCAGTTGATCGGGCTGCAGGTCGAAGGTGTACGCGGCTAGGCCGATCTCCTCGAACGCCGCGAGGATGAATTGCCGCTTGGTGTAGCCCATCTGTTGCTCCGTCAAGCCGCGAGGATAAAGGTCGGGTTCATGGCCGCGCTGATCTTGGCCATCAGCGTGGCATCAGACCAGCGCTTGTCGGGCTTGATGCCCAGGATCTCGGCCTGCTGCAGCATCTCGGCGCGGGTTGCCGGTGCGTCATCGGCAGGCGGTGCCGCGGGCTCCTCGACCTCCACCGCAGTTGCCGGGATGGCGTCTTCTGCCAGCCTGGCTTTCAGCCGCGCCAGCAGCTTGGACGCAGACACATTGCGGGCCTGCGTGCTGGTCAGCCCGTGCGTGAATGCCCGCTCGCCGCATGCCGCGATGGCGGTGCGAACGTCGGCGTAGTAGCCCTGCGCGAGCATCTCGGACAGCTCGGCATCGCTGTTCACCGAAGCAAAGCGATACGCCCCACCAGACGAGTGTCGCTGCGGCCCAGGGCTGCGGAAGACAAAGGTCGGGAATGTGGGCATGGTCACTTCTTCTTTGCGGTCTTGGCTGCGGCGCGGAAAGCAGCCGCAGTCGGCGCGCCTTTGGCTCCGGGCTTGCGCATGCGCTCCTTGGAACCAGCCTCGATTCTCTCGCGTTTTGCCGCGATGTTGGCGTACAGGCCAGGCGGCTTGGCTTTCATTTCTTTGCCTTCGCTGGTGCCTTGCTCGGCTTGCCAGCCTTCTTGGCAGCGGTGCGTGCGGTGTTCAATGCCACGGCCACGGCCTGCTTCTGCGGCATGCCGGCCTTCATCTCCTTGGAGATGTTCTTCGACACGCTGGCCTTCGAGTAACCCTTGGTCAACGGCATGATGTGCTCCAGATGTGAAAACGCGGGCGGCAGCTTGTCACCACCGCTCGCGCTGCACTTGCTCGCCTTCGGTATTAGATGCGATAGGTGGCGAAGGTGTTGGTCGCCGTCTTGTAGGTGCGGAACTGAGCGCTGGTGCTCACGGCAACGATGGCGGCGCCGTTGATGTTGTTGCCAGACGCAGCGTTGGTGATCGTCACGGTGTTGGCGCCAGTCGAAAGATTGACCAGAGCCCAGTCGAAGAAATCACCCACATCAAATTGGGCAGCCAGTTCCATGTCAGCACCGTTCGGCAGCAGCACGGCGATGGTCGCGCCAGTTGCCTGAGTGGTGGTGATGATGCCAGACATCACCTTTGCAGTCGTCAGCGTTGCGGCCGAGTTCTGCGTGGTGGGGGTGCCTTGGTAGTTCGAACCGAACACCACCGGAGCGACGCCGATCTGATACTCCACCGAAGCCGCGCCAGCATTGATGATGAGCGTGGTTTCTGCGGTGTACGGACCGAGCAGCTTGTAGCCGGTGAACGTGCTTTCCAGATCGTTCTGCTCCGGGTAGTTCGGGAACCCGACAACCTTGAAGACCTGGGTCTGGGTGATGCTCTGAAGAGCGATGCTTTCGTTCGCGGGAACGATGACTTCTGCGGTTCCCTGCAGCGCGATGACTGAATTGGACATGATGGAAAACTCCTTGGATTGCTGTTGCGAATCGGGCCGGTATTACCCGGCCCGGTGCGTCATCAGGGGGTCTGCCCGAAGAGCAGGATGCCGCTCATCTCGGGCTGCTTGTTCACTACGCCGAACAGGCAGTCGAGGCGGTACTTGGTCTTCATGGTGTTGACGTCGTACTGCTTCTGCATTACCAGCTCAATGCCCTGGTCGGTGGAGGCGCGCATGACTGCGGCACCAGCGTCAGCAGGCACTGCGTAGCGTCCCGGCAGGAGTTCCAGCGCGTCCTTCTGCCAGAAGCAGTTGATCGGAGCGGCATCCACGTTCAGACGGTCCACCGTGGCGGCGGCGCTGGTCGTGACGATGACGTTCTGGTACTGCAACTCGGCGTCCGTGCCACCCTGAGCCGAGATGATCGGCGGGGTGATAACCGAGGTGGTTGCGGTCAGGCGCTGGACGATCCGGAAGGTCTTGAGTTCACCAGTGGACTGCTTGGTGATGTGATGCACCGCAACCACGCCGTCGATGGTAATCGCATCGCCTGCGGCCAGTTCCGTTGTAACGGACGAATGGGTGATCGTCTGGAAACGGTTGTCCACGTTGGCAGACTCGCCAGTGGCGGCCACGCTGGTGGCCACCGGCACCCAGTAGTTGCCGGCTGCGGCCTGGGTGTCAATCGTGGGATCTGTACCACCGGCTGCGCGGATGCGGTTGGCGTAGTCGAACTTGTAGGTCTGGAAACCAGCCACAGTGCCGACGAAGCCGCGACGATATGCCTCGTCGCTGATCTGGTTACCGAACGAGCGCGTCGCCACGGCCAGATTGCCGGCCATGCCGTTGTAGTCGCGGCTCGACAGCGCCAGGTAGCGGTCGAACATCTGCACGCCCTGCTCGTTCATGATCGTGTCGCACGCGGCCACGTCATCGTAGCTGCCGGCCGAGGCCGTGGTGCGGACCACCAGCGAACCCAGGCTTGCGGCGACGTTCATGACGGCGAGGTTGACGTCAGAGGCCAGCTTCTGCTTGGCGGCGTCGCCGAGGCGGCCTTCCTGCAGAGCATCGCGCAACTCCAGTGCGTCCATGATCCACGGCACCGACTTCTGGAAGCCCAGAGTCGAGGGGACGGACAACTGCGTGAACTCGGTGAAGTTCAGCGTCTGATCCATGCCGTTGTAGGACTGCGCGATGTAGGGCTGCGGGCGCCAGATCACGTTGTTGGTGCGCTCCATCATCGTGCCGTCGGTACGGTACACGGAGACGTTGCGAGACAGCACAAGCGCGTCGTTGAAGCCTTCGAGGATGTCCTCGAACGCTACGCGCTCTTCCTTGGAAAAACTGTTGGCCATTTGTGGCTCCTCAAAATGGATGAGTGACTTGGTACGGCTTGCGCCGCGCTTTGCTACTCACCCATTCAGAGCCGGGCGGCCGCTCGTGTCTTGTGCGCTGCCCGTGAGGTGGGCGAGACCAGATGGGCCGAATGTACCACGAACACCCGGCCCGGTGTCAATCAGCGGCGCGCAGACTGCTTTTCTCGCTGCTGGCGGCGATAGGCGATGACCTTCGTCATGTCGCCCGTGCGCTCTGCGTCAACGCGCAGGCGTTCAAGCACGCTGTCAGTCGTGCCAGAGATCGGCGCGTTGCCGACCGGAATGCCACGCTCTGGAGCTGGCGGCTTGCGGGTAGAGGTGACTTTCAACTGTGACTCCAGTTTTGCGATGGCGAAGGCGAACTTCACCGGGTCAGTGATGGCGGCCAGTTCCTTGGCCTTCTTGGGGTTCTTGCCCAGCGCGTAGACCACCAGCGCCGGGTTCTCGGCGCCCTGCAGCACCACGCCCTGCTGCACCACGTTCAGCGTCTCCTGCACCGTGGACTCGGCGTCGTCGTAGTCGCGCACCTTGAGATCGGTCTTGGCCTTGGCGTAGCCATCGAGCTTGGCCTGCCAGGTGCGCTGTTGCTCCTCGACCTGCTGCTGCTGCTGGCGCTTGGCGACCTCTACGGCGTCCTTCTGCTTGTACCAGGACTCAAGCGCCGCCTCGTAACGGTCGGTATCGTAGTCGTGGTCTTCGAGCTTCGGCTTCGAGCCGAGCGCCGGAATGGCCGCGCTCTGGGTCTGGGTTGTCTGCTGCTCGCGGACCTCGTACTCGCGCACCTTGCGCTGCAGCTCGCGGTGAGACCGTCGCAGGTCGCGCACCCACTCTGGTGCCCTCTCGGCCTCTGGCTCAGGCTCTGTCAGCGTCTGGCCGCCAAGCGTGATCTTCAGTTCCTGTTCGCCTTCGGCGTCTTCCGCTAGTTCTGGCGTCTCTGGCTCTGCTGCCCGCGTATCCTGGGCCTCCAGTTCGTCGAGCGCAGGTGTCTCGCTGGAGCCGTCAGGCTGGGTGACTTCAATCTCTACTGGCATGGTTCTCTTTCACACTCGCACGTTTTCGGCCGTGCGGTTGCCGTTGCCGGAATGTCCGACTTAATCGTCTAGCACTGCCAGCGCTAGGATCATTGCAATCTGTGCATCACGCTCGTCAATGATAATTTGCGCCAGTTTCATGTGCGCCTCAATCGAATCTCGCGCTAGATCGTCAGCGTACGAGAATCGACCGAGGTCAATTTCGATGCGTTCTTGCTGCAGCACCAAGAACTGGCGCTTCGGCTCGGCTTGCGGCTTGGTTTTCGGTGCAGGCTTACGAATGGCGGCCTGCGCCCGAGCATCTGCCGCAGCCTTCTCGGCCTGCAGTGTGGCCAGATACTCCTGAGCCACCCAAGGGTTGTCGAATATCCTGCCTTCAACCACCCACAACGGGCGCGTCTGCTTGGACTTGCCAGACTTGCCGCCACCGCCCTGCACCTCGACAGGAGGAACCTGCTGGCCACCGAACAGCAGGCCTGCGAACAGCGCACCGCCGAGAAGCCGGTTTCTAAGTAGCATCGATGATCGGCGTGCCGTTGCCCTGCGCGTCGGGGCTGAACGTGATGCGCGGCGTGGTGCCGTCCTGCGCCAGGTATTCCTCGGTCGCCGAGCCGAGCCCAGATCGAGCGCCGGCCAGCGCCGCCAGAAGCACGCGCATGATCTCCTCGGCCGTCAGCGTCTCAAGCGGTGTAGACCACACCTCAGCGGCAATCGTGGCCGGACTGGCGCCGCCGCCCGCGCTGTTCAGCAGCTCTCCCATCGTGCCAGGCGCGTTGTAGGCGCTGGCGAGGGATTCCCACACCGCCGCTGACAGGGACTGCGGGCTCAGCTCGGTGAATGGCGTGATGTCGCCCGACAGGTTGCCCGTGGCCCTGACCGTGGCGCTGTTTGAGAACTGCACGAGCGCAGCGCCCACGGCATCGACGATGGCGCCGAGCGTGGCGTTGTTGACCGTGAACGAGAAGGACGTGCTGCCAGATGCGGACAGGGCACCAGCCAAGTTGGCCGCAAGGTTGAACGTGATCGACGTGGAGCCGACCGCCGAGACGATCAGTTGCCCGTCTGCCGGGTTGACAGTAATCGTGACCGTCGAGTCGCCGCTGATGTTGACGCCCGCCGCAAGATTTAGCAGCCCCGGCGTGACCGTCACCACCAGATTGGTGAACGACGACATCGCCCCCGGCTTGTACGGCAGCACCCACGACGATGGAGCCAAGTGCCCGCTAGGGATGCCCGCCAGCTTGGACGGGATGCCCTCGCCCACGGACTGGTTCATGCGGTCGCCACGCCCCCACATGGAACGGAAAGTTCCCGGCGAGCCGCCGATCTGGCGCAACGGAAGCTGCGCCAGGAGCGTGGTGTTTGTCTTGAGAGCCATGAGCCCGATCAGCCCCAGCCGACCTCGACCGCGCCGTAGAAGTTGGTGGACGCCGCCGTGGCCGCACCCGCGAAGTAGAGCCACGTGAGACAGGCACCGTCCATCACCCGAGGAAGGCTCGGCAGTTGGTTGAGCAGATCCCGCTCGGCAGCGACGGACACGGTAGTCAGTGGCAGCGTCAGCAAAGGCCGCGCAAGGCACAGCGCACCGGTGCCGGTGTTGGCGGCAGAGAACGTAACCGTCGCCACCGTGGACACGCCCGTGTCACCCGATGCCAGGGGCAGGAATGGGCCGTAGTTGTTCGCTGCGGTGCCTGAGTGAGAGATGTGCCCCACGATGCCGGAAGCCGTCATGGAAACCGTGACCGGCAGCGCCCTGCCTGCTGTTGGCGTGGTGTTGCTGTAGCTGAGCGCGATGTTCTGCGCCGTGGCGCCCGCTGCGGCGGTCTGCGCCCAGAACAACCGGCACCCGGCCCCGTTGGCGTAGCGCAGGCTGGGCGTGCCCGTAAGGGTTTGTGCCGTGGCCGAGTTGTTCGTGATACCGGGCCAGTAGCCCTGCAAGTCCACCAGCATCAACTGCGCCGGAACGCCTGTCGCCACAGAAGTGAGCGCCGCGACGTTCAGAACGTGCTTGGTGTCTGGGCTGACATTCCCGCCATGCGGCAGGCCGAAGATCTGCGTGCCGTTGCCGGTGGTTTCGTCGCAGGTTCTCCACGCCAGCGCAGTGCCCGCAAAGGCATTTGCTACGGGCGTGCCGTTCAGGCCGCTGAAGTCATACCACCGTCCCGCCGTGTAGGCTGAACCGCCCGTGATCTTGTTCCAGTCGGTGCGGTTGAACTTGCCGCTTGTGATCTCGTTTACGAGATCGTCCATTGAACTGAATGGCATGGTGATTCCTTACGGTGTCCAAACGAATTGCGCCTGCCCCACCATCGGCAATATGGCGCTGGTGTTGGTGGACAGGTTGTAGATGTAGTTGAGGAACGCGCCGTCCAAAATGCGCGGCAACGCCGCCTGTTCGCGTAAGAAGTTCTTCTCGACAGTTGACGACAACTCGTTGGCGGACATCGTGAACAGCGGCTTGGCCAACAGCATCACGCCGAACCCGCCCACGCCTGCCGCAAGCTGCACAGACTGCACAGACCGCACGCCCCGGTCACCATTCGCCAGCGGGAAGAACGGGCCTGCAGAGCCCCCGGAGGTGCTGATCATGTTGGGTCCAATGACACCAATGCCGCCCGAGGCCCTGTACGCTGTCGTAATGGTCTTGGCAACGCCGTCTTGGTTGGTGTAGTTGATGGTGATGTTCGTGGCAGTGCTTGTTCCGGGCGTTTGCATCATCATCAGCATCCGCACACCCTCGCCGTCTGTGTATCGCGGCAAGGTCACATCGTT